ACGGCAAAGGTTCTTACATTGCTAAATGGGAACACCCTACCCTAGCTAGACCAACTGCGGAGCAACTTAAATAATGCAGGCTCATGTTTACCTTGTAACCAATAGTGTGAACGGCAAGCAGTATGTTGGTCAGACAATTACGAAACATTCTCGTAAGGGTCATGGACACGCTTTAGCAGACGCATACAAAAAGTATGGGCATAAGTCCTTTACTTACGAAACAATTTGTGGTGATGTTAATAACCACGCTACATTAGACTTTGCAGAACAGTTTTGGATTAGTGTAATGGGTAGTCTAGCACCTAATGGATACAACCTTGAAAGCGGTGGCAGACGCTACAAAACAGTTAGTCATAAGCCACAGCTAGGTATTCCGCACACAGAACAAACCAAAGCTAAAATGAGTGAAGGTCAAAAACGCTATTTAGCTGGTATTGATGTTCATTTCAATGCTGGTCGTGTAGTTTCTGATAAAACTAAAGCCAAAATGTCTGTGGCAAGAACTGGTAGAAAACAATCTGACGAGGAACGCAAAATGCGTAGTGAAGCAACTAAACAATGGCATAAAAGCCGCAAGGAGAATTCATAATGGCTTATGGCTCAGTCAATGCTGATACGCTAGTTACCAGCACTTCAGGCGGTGTGCTTGGGGCAGGAAATGCCTCAATCATGAAAAACAGAATAATTAATGGCAGCATGACCATTGACCAAAGAAATGCTGGTTCTGCTACTGCAAACACAATTAATGGATATACAGTTGATAGGTGGCTTGTAGGTCAATCTACAACAGGAAAACTTATAGCACAACAAAATGCTGGTTCTGTAACACCACCAGCAGGGTTTACAAATTATTTAGGCGTTACAAGTCAATCATCATATTCTATTGGTGCTGGCGATTTGTATTTTCTTCAACAAAATATTGAAGGTTACAACATTGCTGACTTAGGATGGGGAACTGCAAATGCTAAAACTGTAACTTTGTCATTTTGGGTTCGTTCTTCATTAACTGGAACTTTTGGTGGTAGTTTTTACAATGCCGCTAATAATCGCTATTATCCCTATAGCTACACAATTTCTTCTGCAAACACTTGGGAACAAAAATCAATTACCGTTGCTGGCGATACTACTGGCACTTGGACAACAACTAACGGTAGCGGAATAATTTTATTGTTTAGTCTTGGTATTGGAACAACATATAGCGGAACTGCTGGTTCTTGGACTGCTTCACAATATTATGCACCAACAGGGAATACATCCGTAGTAGGAACAAGCGGTGCAACTTTCTACATTACTGGTGTTCAACTAGAAGTAGGAAGTAGTGCTACTGGATTTGAGTATCGTCAATATGGTACAGAATTAGCATTGTGTCAGAGATATTATGCACAATTAGGTGGAGTAACTAATGTGGCAATAGCTACTGGAATTTCCACTAGTAGTACAACTGGCAATGTAACAGTTAAATATCCAACAACAATGCGTTCTGCTCCAACATTTACTTATATAAGCATATCAGGAACAAATCAATCAAGTTATAACGGAGCAGTATCAGCACTTAATACAATTTATGCTGGAGTTGATTCAGCTTCTGTTGCTTATACACATTCTGGTGGAGCAACTAACTTGCAAACTACAATTCTTCAATCTAATGCTTCAAATGGTTCATTAAACATGAGTGCAGAATTATAAATGTATAAATTAACTAAACTACTTTTTAATCAAACAGAACCATCTTGTGTAATTCGCACAAACGATGGTGCTTGCATCCCATTTGACCCAGCAAACACAGACTACCAAGCCTACCTCGCATGGGTAGCTGAAGGCAATACACCATTACCAGCGGAGAATGAATAATGTCCTTAAAGGCTAAACCAATGCCTTCTTTGGATTACCTTAACTCTATTTTGGAGTTCAAGGATGGCTTGCTTTACAACAAAGTTACTCGTAACAGTCGAGCCGTAAAAGGTCAATTAGCTGGTGCGGTATCAGGCAAGTACAGATTAATTTGTTTGCATGGCGAACCATTTTTAGTTCATCGTATAGCGTATTACATGGTTAATGGCATTTGTCCTGAATATCTTGACCACATTAATGGTGACCGCTTTGATAATCGCATTGAAAACCTAAGACCAGCAACTCGTAGTGAAAACGCTTGCAATATTGGTTTAAAGCGTACAAACACTTCAGGAGTTAAAGGTTTGTCATGGGCTAAAAAGCCACAAAAATGGCTTGCTTGCATTAAACTTAATGGCAAAAATAAGAACTTAGGCTATTTTGAATCAAAAGAACTCGGTGCTGAATTTTTAGAATTGGCAAGAGAATTATTACATGGCAATTATGCCAATCATGGTTATAAGGAGAATGTATTTTGTCAATGATAATTGATGGGACTAATGGTCTAACATTTAACAACGCTACTACACAAGCTAGTGCTGGTAGTGTGTTGCAAGTAGTTAGTGCTACAACCACTTCAGGCGGTTCAACAACTTCAACTTCTTTTGTTACAACTGGATTTTCAGCTTCAATTACACCAAAATTTTCCACAAGTAAAATTGCAGTTTTTGTTACAGGGCAATTATATACAACTGGAAGTGGATACCAAGCATTTGCAACTATTTATCGTGGTGCAACCAATTTAGGCGATTCAACACAAGGTTTTGCCCCTAATGCTTATAATTCTGCTGGTTCTTTAACAGTTGGTGCATCATTTAATTATGTAGATTCTCCAGCAACTACTTCTTCTACAACTTATACAATTTATTACAGAACAGCATCAGGAACATCATGGTTCAATGGTGCTAATGGTGTTGCAACAATTATTCTTATGGAGATTGCATCATGAGTTTAACCATTCAACAAGGTGAAGCCATTTATAAATTACACCCTAATGTAATCCGCACAGTAGGCAATATTGCTTATGATGCTGATGGCAATGAAGTATCTTACGACCTAGCCGCAGTTACTACACAAGCTGAAGCTGATGCACAAGCAGTCATTGATACAAAGGCTTCTGCACTAGCTAAACTAACAGCACTTGGTTTAACCCAAGATGAAGTAAAAGCACTAATAGGAGCTTAATATGAACTTTACATTTACATGGATTATGGACAAGTTAGGCTATATGCCTAAGATTGATATGCAAGTTGGGAAACTGGATGAAGTTTTTACTTTTCCTGCGCCCGAAAAAAAACGTAAGCCCGCTTTAAAGAAAGCTACTACACGTAAGACAACCGCAAAAAAGGCTAAATAAAAGTGTGCTATGGCAGACCCGTTTGGTATCACCGAAGGAGTAAAAACTCTCAGCGGTAGCCTAGATGCAAGTCGGGAAGCCTCTAAGGGTTTGTCTAAAAGCATTGAAGGAATTCAGCAAGACGGAATAGATGTAGCCCAAAAAAAAGCGCAAGAAAGACGCAGGGCGGTAAGAGAAGCAGAGTTTAGAAAACAAACGGCATTAATAAAAGCCTTGGAAGAGTGGAAACGAAAGAAGAATATTTCCAATGAAGAAGCAAAGTTAAAAATAGACTTTGTAAAGAAGTACGGCGCCAAAGAATGGGATGCACTTTTGAAAATTAAATTGGATATAGAAAATCTTGAACGAAAGAATAACGAAGAATTTCAACATGACGTTAGAGAGGTTAGAAGGGTGCAGCTCTATTGTGTTGCGCTTGCTACGCTTATTGCGTGGTATCTTACGTGGGGTATTAAATAAATAATGTTTTTATATGTCAAAATGGTTACTATTGGTTTGCTTATTTCTTTTGCTGCTTTTGGCGGTTGGTACGTGGAGCATCTACGATTTGTTGCATTCCAATCTAAAGTGGAATCCATCGGAAAAGAAGCAGAAATTAAAAATAAAGCAATCCAGTCAGAACACCAACAAGCTATAAAGGTATTACAAGATGAACACGATTCGAAACTTAATCTTATCCGCCAGTATTATGCTAACGGGGTGCGCAACCCCAGTAGCAGTACAGTGTCCGGCATTTCCACAAGCGCCAAGCTTTCTGACGCAATTGCCACCTACAATGAACTTGCTGGAAAATGTGCAGAAACAACCCTCCAAGTAACGGAATGGCAAAAATGGTACGAAGAACATCAAAAAATTTGGAGTCAATTCAAGTGAAATTTAAAGAACATATTATGGTGATAGCGGCTTGGTCACTGGTATGCGTTGTGGGCGCTATGCTTTTAATGTTTGCCTACGCAGTCATTGACCCAACAGTAGATGATGAGAAAGTATTTCAGATTATTGGACCCGCTTTTCAAACAATAGTGGGTGGATTTATCGGTTTAATTACAGGAATTAAGTTAGGTCAAGATGACAAGTGAACAGTTAACGTCTTTAGGAATTGACCCAAAATGGACAGAAGCATTACAAGCAGTATTTGATAAATATGATTTATCTAATTCTTTACGCCAAGCATCTTTTATCGGACAGTGCCAACATGAGTCAAACAATTTCAAATCTTTGGAAGAGAACCTTCATTACTCTGCCGCTGGACTTATGCATACATGGCCCTCAAGATTTCCTAGTGCAGATGTGGCTGAACAATTTGCAAACAATCCAGAAAAAATCGCAAACAAAGTTTACGCAGGACGCATGGGAAATACAGAAGATGGTGATGGATGGGCTTA